TTCCTACTTCTTTTCTTACCAAGTCCACCCAGGAATCTAAATTACGAGATTTACTTACCTCAAACCAGTGGTCAGTTGTTCCGGGTTCATGATACGCTAAATGTCTGTCAGTCGGCTCCTTCTTTTGTCCCGGCGGTGAGAACCATCCGGTTATGTTACCATCTGCATCTTTGATTGGAATATTCGGGGAATATACGATAGAAGCATACTGATAATGTGCGTAGACTGTATCCCACTCGATCACTCCACCTTTGATGCCTTCTGGATACCACTGGCTATTCCTCAATGCTCCTTGCTGGAACGGGACAAGTGGTTCACAATCTGCTGCGATTTGCATATTCAATTTTTTCTGCGCTGACTCAAGATTCCCGTCAATCCTTGAGCTGTCCAAGCTGATGTGTACGCCACCGACTATCTTGTTAATTTTCGTTTGGTCACTCCTCGTCAAATAACCCGCCTGCCGGCTGGCTATACATCTTTTCTTCTTCCATAGCTTCTGCCACACACTGCTTTGCTTCTTCTTCTGTCATGCCCCTGTGGAGCACCAGGAATTTCCATTTTGCCATGTATTTGTTCTGTGCGAGCTGATAGTCTGTCTGCTTTTCTTCTTCCGGGTTAATACTGAGATCCGCAAAGTCGCAGTATAATTTATAATTGCCATAATCTCCCAAAATCGCACCCGGTGTCATGGTCTCCATTGTATCAATGATGTATGCGATATCGTGGATAAAGCCGACACGTCCATCCCCGTTGCTGTCTGGTCTGTCTAACAGGTTGCGGAAGGTGGTTACCGTATTGATCGTGCGCCGCTCTGTGCTTTCGACCTGAGTAGCCGTTGCAATCGAGATCGTCTGTCCATTAAACACAAAATAGCCGGGATCGAATCCGCACTTATAGCTGATGATGGATAAGTAAAAGTTGATAGCTTCTTTTCTATCAGCTACTTGCAATTTCGGTTGCCACTGCTGTATTGTATCATCAACCGCATTCCCCATCTGCAAGCCTTTGACAAACTTTGGCAGCTTAATACCCATATTCTGTGCAGTAAGGATAGCCGAGTTATCAACAAACATCACTGGCGCAGAAGTCTCCGTCTCGGTTCCCATCGTGGACATGGCGATATCAAGCCATCTCAGCTCTTCCTCGCACTCCGAAAATAGTGATACGCCAAGAGGACTGTCTGCGTCGATTGTATTGCTGTGTGGACATTTAAGATACGTAAATAATGGCTTATCTAGCAAACCTGTTTCATCCACGACTTCTGGGGCGATATCTTTCCATTTCGTCTGCGTCAGGCTAATTTCGCGCCCGATCTCGTCCCTCTGGTCAGATACAAATGCTTTATTGGATATATGATAGATTCGTACCTTTTCGCCATCTCTGGTGGAATCCTCGAAGCGGTGCCATTCTGCCCGGGTATAGAATTTGTCCTTGTCATTATAGTATGAGAAAAATACAGCCCCAGTAATAATCCTGTTAGAATCAAATTCCGTCACCAGGAATCTATCAGGTGGAATGTAATCAATGCCTTTTCCGTCCCACTTCGCCATGATTCCGCCAAGACGAATCATTGTCTCCAGATTGTCCTGTGCATTTGTCAGAAAATGGTTATCAAGTGCATTCTGAATAGCCATTGCTTTGTCAGAAACACCATACGCAGATTCAACCTTAATGTCAATGTTCTGCGTGATTAATTTTGCCAGCTCACGGGCGACTGTATTCGAGAATCTAATCGTCCGTGTATTTTCATCGCACCACGGCGGCTTTAACCCGTCTGTGCCCTCCATCTGCTTCCAGAGATAAATTTCATCCTCCATCTCGGGTGAGAGATGGGTCTTTACATCAAAAGCTTTATTTACATCCGTTTTAAAAAGCGTCCGCAGCTTCCCCCTTATCCATGATATTAGTCCCGTTTAGTCACCCCATATCGTTTATGATATACACCTTTTGCATTTTTCAATTTTGTCTCCATATCCATCTCGAGTGCAGTAGAATGATGGGCAGTTTTCTTTAACGCACGGCGAAAAGTATTCTTCTTCTGTGACTACTCCATCTAATTCAAATGTTCGCTTTCCTTTTAGAAATGGACAACATTTTATTGATTTAATATTCATTTATTATCCTCCCAAAGTCCAATAAAATCCGCAATATTTACAGCACCATTTTGGCCGCATTGATGAAAAATGTAATATATATACTTTGGCTTTCGGTCTGTATTTAATATTTCCCCGCACATCCGGCATTTATAGATTGCTTGCATGATTTTTTCTCCTTACGCCTGTGTTGATCGTCTAATATTTAAGCGCCAATTGTGGCATATAGCTTGTAAAAGTGTAATTAAAACCATCCCAGTAGTCATTGATGGAGCCGATATTTAAGTCTTCAACTTCATCTTCTTTTTCATCATCCCATTTTAATTCTGATAAAGCCTTGATAAGCCCCGGGCATTGTTCGTATATCCACAGTCTGCCGGTCCGCAATAATGTATCGACCAATCGTACCCTTTCGAGTATCGTAGCCTTATCGCACCCATTCATTCTTGTGCTTAATCGCTCATCTCTCACCGTCTGCTTTAAGTCGTAAATCAGAGTGGATGCCGCATTGTCACCAAAGCATTCCTGGATATAACCAAATTGCGATTCCATTTGTCGGAAAAATTCCAGGAATTTGTTCTGGATCTGCAAAGTGTTGACTTCCTCGCAGATCGGGAGCTTATCTTCTCCCAGAACAATCAGCTTTTGAAAATTATTTATAAATCCCACCACATAGTACGTTGTCCTTGACTTATTTCCACCAAAGTCAATCCCCATCGTCCGCATGGTAAACCGGAATCTGCAATTTCCGTTTTCATCGAATAAATCTTTCTTTGTGACGATATATGGCGACGGATTGTCTGCAAAGTATTTAAAAATAATGCCCTCCGCCGCTATCCTTTGTCCAAGAATGTCACGCTTGTACCAGACTGTACCTTTATTGTACGTCTGGAGGATGGCCCGGAGTTTCTCTTCGCTGATAGACATATTGTCGGCAATGGTAAAATGCCCGTAATTATATCCGTACAGAGGATTTTGCTTCTGCATTTCCTCGTGGAAATTTAGGATTTCTTCGTAATACCAGTTCGACGGAGCTTTTGGGTTCAGATCGTGGAATACTTTTCTATCATCACTTGATAATGTTCTATCAAAAACCTCTTTAATAAAATTCGGATGGCACTCATTCGCTTCCGTGATGTATGCCATTCCATATGTATTACCCTTGATTAGCTTCTCGTCGCCGTCTTTTCCACCACCAGAAACAAGGATAATCTTCTCTCCAGTTTTGGTCTGGACGTAGACGCAATCACGATTCTGGTATTTACCTGTCCGATATCTGCCTTCAAAGTAATTCAAAAGCCCGTATCCGTCACAGTCCAGTATATTCAGTCTGGCGGTCGCAGTCGATACCCCGGCAATCAGGTGAATGTGGTTCTTGTGCGTTTCCAACAAAGCGCAAAATATAAGCGTTTGCAGGACGTTTTTCCCGCCACGCTTGCCTCCCTCTGCCACATTAAACCATGATGATATGCATCTCTGCATATATTTATTTTGATTTTCGGTAAATGTAGCTGGAAAATTTGTTGAATCACCACCTTGCAAGAAAGCTTTTATTTATTCGTAATCTTCAATATTCCTATTGGGAACCGTCTTTTTCATAATATCAGACATAGTTTCCATATTTTTCAAAATATGCTCCATGCTATTATTCTGATCTGGCACATTTTTTGTAAATTTATCTACCACAATTCCCAACGCTGTCGCAATCTGGGATAAAGTAGCATTCTCAAGCTTCTCTGGGTCTGCCAGTGCTTGCAAATATATATCAATCACGCCTTGCGCTTGCTCTTTTCGTGAATCCATGTAGGCAAGCATATCAAGCGTATTTTCTTCTTTTTTTTGTGCGAATTTTTGCAAAATATCCGTATCTTCTGACACTATTTTTCTTACAGTTCCATCAGATACGCCGTTTTTTCTTGCAGTGGCTCTGTAGCTTCCGCACTCGATATAATCAGCGACTATTTTCTTTTTCTGTTCATCCGTTAATCTGGAAGCCGTCAACACCACCTCTCTATCTTTTTATATTAAACCTGCCCATGCCGGATTTGAACCAGCGAATGCAGCAGTCAAAGTGCTGTGCCTTACCGCTTGGCGAATGGGCATTAAGCGGAATCAGCCGACAGACAGCCTGCCCTTACCGACGTCACGATCGCTCTGCCTATCCGCTTATTAAATTAATATCCACCATGCAACCGCCTACTACATAGACAGCCCACTTTATACCGACTATTAAATTAGTCAGCAGGCGCTTCCCGCAGCCACCAAAACCTTTCCCATGATGCATGAGAACATTTGACCTTATGCGGTACTGACTGGACCTTCTGGGGCTCGAACCCAGGACCGACCGGTTATGAGCCGGTTGCTCTAACCAACTGAGCTAAATGTCCGTAAGTGCGGAATCCCGGGCGGAATGTGCCGCACTGTTGCAGTTCTTTTACCCGACCAGCCGCAACAAAGGTGTAATCCCCGGCGGTGTATCTGACGCACCTTGACAGCCTTACGCTACCGGGGAGGAGTTTATATGTATCTGAGTAAGCAAGTATGCAATCTCTTGCTGACACCCAGCGGATCCGATGATGGATCCTTGACAGCCCTTGCGGCTACTGGGTTAAGGAGAGACAAAATGAATACAAAAAAATATAAAAACACCACCCATAAGATATTATAACACGGATTGGCAGAAAAGTTCTGGTCATGTTTGGGCGATTTTGCTGGAAAATTAGTTCGTAAAAATGAAATAAAAGTGTTGACAAACCACCGATTCGGTGGTATACTATATATAAAGATAAAGGAAAGGGGAACACCAAGATGAAAAAATACGACTTATCCAAAATCATGAAAAGAGCATGGGAACTTAAAAGAAGTTGGAATTGCAGAGCATTGACATTTGGAGAATGCTTAAAAAGAGCTTGGAGCGAAGCAAAAGAAGCAGTTAAAGTCAACAACCTCTTTGGTATTAAGTTTGTTAATGGAATGAACATCACTGTTAATGGCATCACTTGTCAGCTGAGAAGATGGACAAAAGCCGGTTATGATCGTATTTACGTCAACGATGGCTCCAGAAAAGGAGGCGGATACATTGACATAATCAACAGAGAAAACCATTTAACCAGCAATTTTGACACACAGAAAAAGATGGCAGAGATTATCTTATCGATGGAATTTTAAAGGAGGAAAATTTTATGAGAAAAGAAAAATTGATGGAGTTAAAGAAAAACGAATTAAAAAACTCCGTATGGTATGTAAAAAATGTTATTGCAGAAGAAGATTTAAGTTGTTTTTCAATTTCGCAGATTCAAAAATTAAATGAAATTCTATCCCGTGCAGAATTTTTCCGGGAAGAATGTGAAACTTTTTCCACATTGTCAGAAAGTAAAATCATACATAAAAGAACAGGCAGGATCATAGAAGTCACGGACGAAGATGTCCGATTGGTACCGGAGGAAGAAATCTTATCAAGCGCTTCTTCTGAAATATACAAAAAATTGAAAAAAAAGAAAATAGGCTGATGCATCGACATCAGCCCACTATCTGGATATAATTTATACCCTTTTTGTTATTTCAATTCATCGCA